AAAGAAGAACTAGCAAAACACGTTGAAACTAGAAATCAAGCACAAAAAGTATTAGAAGAAGAAACAAAAACTATTTTAATGATTGAGGGCGGGATACAGGCGAAGGAGATGTTACTGAGGAAGATCGAACAAGAATCCCAGCCAACAGGTACAGTGGAGCTAACCCAAGAATCAAAGCCAAAACCATCAAAGTAATTGGCACACTAGCTTTTAGGAGGGCTTCTTTAATCATGTTTCAAAAAATTGCTAACGTATTGAGTATTATCTCATTTGTAATGGTAGCTTCTATGAGTGGTGGAGCATACCTTGGTTACAAGTATGTAACTTCAGAACAATTCAAATCAAAAGTAATGAATGAAGTTCTTGGAAATGTACAAGGTATGATGCCAAAAATATTAGATAATGGTTTACCTAAAATGACAGGTCCATCTATGCCAATTATCAAATGAACTGTTACTGGTGTGATACAGAGCTAATCATAGGTGGTGATATTGATATTGAAGAGGATATGAATGGTTATCCTGAGTTTTCAGTAATGACTAATTTGTCCTGTCCAAAATGCTTTTCGGAAGTAGAAGTATTGAAAAAACGAGATGCCTTCGATTGATATACCTGATATAAATATTCCTGATATTTATGTTCCAAATGTACCAGAGCCTTATAACCCACATTATTTACAAATAGCGAAACCACCAGATATAGATGTTCCTGGTTGTACCTATCAACATCGTGATATAAAAAATACTGGTAATCGTAATTTATTATTAGAAGATCCAAATGGTGTATTTACAACGTGCGATTTTCCGTTTCCTAGTTTTGTACCTCTTGACTATACACCTGAGAATCTTGTCATTACAGAAGAAGCACCTATCAATAATGAACCACCGCCTTTACCAGAAACAGAGCAGCCAGATATTCCTCCACTACCTGACCCTCCCCCACCAGATTTTCCTCCCTGCCCTGGGAAAAATGACCAAAGAGTAGGAGACTTTCGTAACGAAAAGAAACTGGAACGTGTCATTGGGCATGAAAGAGGGCAAGATGGGAGTGAGTGTATAACTCTTTATGAAGCAGTTGAGTGGAAAGATCAGTACATACCTTCTGCCCCTCAGTTTGTTGGGGTATTTAGCTTGGCTTTGGTTGGTGCATCTGCTCCCGTTATTTTGGGGCTTGTACGCCCAATAGTTAAGCAAGTCGTGACAAAGTTGACCAAAAAGAAAAAAGATGTAGAATAGTAATTCATAGGCAAGTGGATACCCGTAGCTTGTCTATCTTAGGCATACCTCGAAATCTTACGGGATTAGACTGTCACTGCCTACTTTAATTTATGAGTATGTGGTATAACTTGATTTGGTGGAATAGTAACAACAATATCTTCACAAGTAACAGCACTAGGAGTATTAGGTTTAAAAGTGACTCCATCTTTTGCCATCTTTGCACACATTTCCAAACGATAAAGACTAATTTCCATTTTAGTTTTCTTTATTAGTAACCTTTGAGCTTCAATATTTACTTGGGTCGCTTCATGGCAAAGGGCTGGTGACTTTCCTAGTGGAATATTAAATTGTGCAGATATTCCATAATTTAAATTAAAATTATCTTTTTCAAATCTAGGTATTTCTGAGTAATATTTTATCGCTCCAGTATCTTCATCATAGATTGGTGTTCTAGTAACGCTTTCTCTAGGCAAGGCAAAAGACCAGCTATCTGTTACATAAGGAGTGATTGTAAGACTAGGAGAAGCACAGACTATACCCTGACTCATTTTGTAAGATGGCATAGCTGATGGAGTTATCATCGTTGCATTATTATTTACAACACCTTGAGCATTTGACGAAGGAGAAGCAACTGTTGTATTGGCTAAAACCTTTGCAGGACAAAGGATTATAGCTATTGCCCAAAAGTAGTTGTAGTTTCTGTGGTTGTGCTTGTTGTTATTTGACGAGTTATGGAAGTTACTGTGTCTAATCCTGGAGTTATTAATGTTTCTTGAAGAGAAAAGGCTGCCCCATCGTTTACAATTCCCCAACGAGGTATAGCTTCTAAGTTTGGTGAAGTCCAACTAAAATTCACCCCTCCGACTGTTTGTTGATCCGTAGTCGTAGGAGTAGGGTTGATATATCCTGTTTCAGACTCGATATTATGTCCTGACGCACTGTAGCTGTAGCCTGTCCTGTATTGATGGCTCGTGATCGTTTCATTAATTATTGATTCAGATGTACTTGAAGTCGTACTGGACCCTGTGCGAAACTGTGGCACAACAGGTACAGCAAGGGTTCTTACTGGTAATACTAATAAAACTAGCAGCCAAAGTCTAGTCAATCGTAATAGTAACTTTAGTAGATCCTATGCAGCTTGTGCCTGATCCACCAGCCGTGCAAGTATGCACCCCACTACTCAAACTCGTAAGAGCGAGGCTTCCAGCAGTACCGCCTGATCCAACAGTAGTTTGTCCACTTAATACTGGCAAAGCTGCTATACCACTGGAAGGGGTGACGGTAGATGGTGTAGCGTCACCCATAATTACCGATTCTGTTTTGCTAAAAGCTGACCCTGCATTCGTTACTGTGGTGTCTGTTTGTATCATCGCTGGAACGCCATTAGTTAACGATCCAACATTGATTCCACCGATTTTTCCTGATGTTGTTGTATCTCCTATAGTTACAGATGGTGTTATGTTATTTCCGCTAAGACTATATGTAGTTCCTACCTTGTTGGTTACTACATAAGGCATATCTACAGTAATTTGTGCAGAGGTTACAAATTCCTGTTTTATGTCAGCAAAAGCTGGAGTTGTTGCGAATAATAATAATGGAAGTAGCTTTTTCATTTTTTAGGTTTAGGGTCGATTACTTCTGCTCCCTCAATTTTGATTGGAGTCACTACCCTTATAGTTTGAATCATACCCTCTTCCATTGCAACTTTATCGTCTTTCTTACTACTTTTCTTTGATCCCTCTAAACCAAATGTTGCGAGTGCACCTGTCAGAAGCGAAGCAGGAAAGGTGATGTCTTTTGGTTCTGAACTATATCCTGGGATTGATATGTAGTTTAGTGTCACTATAAAACCACTCCAAACAACGACACCTAATCTGACAAACAGACTAATAATTGCTAATTGTTCTTCTTTGTCATCTAACCCTTCCTTTAGTTTTTGGAAAGCGTTTTTCTTTTTCTCTTCAACCATAAAAGTTAAGATTCTTGTCTAATACTAGCAAAAGAGCTATGTTTGGGAAGTAACACATAAAAACGATGGTAAAAATTCTAAAACCTATTCTTCTAATCTTTATAAAATCTAAAGCAATGAAGAGATTGATAGTGGATCTGTTGAAGGCAATAGCCAAGCAAACGGACAACAGTATAGACGATCAGGCAGTGGACTTCATAGAAGCCAGAATGTTCCCAGGTTCTACTACAACTCTTCAGTAAATGAAAGTCACTAAATTTCTTAACATTGATATAGAACCAGCACCACCAGAGTTGGAACTAGAAATTGAAATGCAGTGTAGAGAAATTATGAAAAGTAATAACCTAGACAGTGTGAAAAGATACTGCACTCACATGGTTAGAAAAAAGTTTGACCAAGATATATTTATGGCTTCGTTACTAAATAGACTTATAGAACTAGAAGCTGATCGTGTAGTAAAAGAAATGAGAAAAGAAAAACCAAAAAATTTATACCCCAAAACGGCAAAAGAAATCTTAAAAAAGTTTTTCCGTATTGATCATTCACGAGATGCGTAGCGAGCCTGTATATCAGGCACTATCATCTCTGGATACTGGATCGTAAACCATTTGTGACCACACTCGTAGCAGAGTCTCCTGCGTATGGTTATAAATTTGGAGTTTCTTTCAGATCGGATTACCTTCTGATCGCTGTACATTTTACAGCTAGGGCACTCGACCCAGGTTATTCTTTTCATTTGTTTAGCTTATTTTGTCTGCTTTCTTCCTTCGATTCGTCTTTGAACGGACTGTCTCCACATTAACTCGTCTTTGGCTTCAGCAATTTTATATTCAGAACTAGGAAATTCACGTTGTAATGCCTCATAAGTAACTTTTCTTACCCACGCAGTACCCCTCATGCCTCGTTTGTCCGCAGCCTTTTCAATAAGTTCTGCTCGGTTGGGGTCTATGAGTACTTGATAATAGCTTTTGTTTCCGTGTTTAAGAGCCATTTACAATGTTGTTCTTGTACTACTCTACCACCAAAAAGGAAAATCGGCTTTATCAAGTTGCTTTTCAACATACTTTTTTCGGGCTTCTCTCCGTTTCTGAGTCTTACCCGTGCGAACCTCTCTGGCTCTTTTTAGAAATTCAATAGCACTAGCTATGTCTTTAGTAGTTGCTTTAGGAATTTCGTTGTATAGGTCTTTCAGAAGATCCACTCTGATATTCTTCTGCGTATGCAACGGGCATCACCTCCGTAAGAGTTTTGTAGTATTTTACTCCAAGCCGTTTATTGTGCTTGGAGATATACCAACCGTGTTCATTTTTGCAAATACCAATCATTTTCTAAACCTCTTTAGTTTTTTAGTTTGTGTGCTTTTAGCTGGTTTTCTGGTTTTTGGAGTTTTAGTACTCTGGGGTTTCATAGATGTTAGATGCCAACCGTTTCCCTTTGGACAAGCATAAACGTAAGTATGGCCGTAACCACGCTTTCTCATGTCTGACGCTTCTTTTTTGGCTTCTTGCTGGGTGCGGAATATAATCTTATTGCACTTGTAACAATGCCCTAAGACTGATAATCCTCTTTTTTCTATGAAATCTCCCAACTTGTGTAAAGGGAGTCTGTTCATTTATTCAGTGGACCTCGCTCCATTTATCGCCAATAGACACTTCGGCTAATGCTGGTACGTCACCTAACCATTTGGCCTCCGCTTTTTCCATTGTAGTTTTAAGAATTTGAGCCCATTCATCTGCTAAATCTTCCTTAACAAGAAGTATTAATTCATCGTGAACGGCTGCTGCAATCCTAACTTTATCTTCACCTGTTTCTTTTACTTTGGTCCACAAGTTACCTAAAGCGCACTTTAATATAGCAGCACCAGCACCCTGTATTGGTGTATTACATCTGACAGTAGTTCTATTAAGATCACCTTTCAAGAATCTACGCATATTAGATACTGGAACTCTAGTTTCAGGCCATTCATCATTCTCTGTGGATCGTGATAAATAGTTCATTTCTTTCTGCCAATCTCGGATACCACTGTATGTAGTGAGCCAATTATCACGAATTTTTACAGCCTCGTCACTGGTCATAATCACACCACTACTGCCAGCATACTTTCGTAGACCCTCTGCTCCAGCACCGTACAATAAACCAAAATTAGCTGACTTAGCTATTTGTCTATCGCAGCCCATCTGTTCAGCCGTATAGTCGTGTAAATCTTCTCCACGTTGAAATGCAGCAGTCATATTCTTATCTTTGGCTAGTGCAGCAGCAAGACGTAACTCCATCTGTGAGAAGTCAGCATCAACTATCTTCCAGCCTTCAGGAGACTGTACACACTGTCTAAACTCTGAGTCTCTTGGTATCTGTTGATTATTAGGTTTTATACTAGACATTCTGCCTGTGTCCGCACCCAACTGCATATAAGATGCTCTAACAAATCCATCATCTGACATCTTATCCTGTATGCTTTCTATCATTTGTCTACGCTTCTCTCTACGCTTCCAGGTCATAAGTGTCTGGATAGTAGGAGAATCAGCAGCACAGTTTTTTAAAGCATCTTTCGCAACACTAGGTTTACCATCATTATTCACTGGTGTATAACCAAGAACTAACTCAAGTTTTTCTAATAATTGTTTAGAACTTTTTATGTTAAATCCTGCATACTTTTTAGTGCCTAGTCTGATAGAACCTTCGTCTTTCGCACGAAGATTAAATGTACCATCTTCATTTCTAGGTAACTTATGTTCAAGAGGTAAGTCATTATCAAGCTCTCTGATAAATTCTTTACCTAACTCTTTAATGTCATCTTCATAGTCGATACGACACTGTTCAAGCTCTTCTTTATTCCAAGGTAGACCTACTCTCCACATCTGTGCCATAGCTGGAAGTGCTCTGCACTCCAGGGTGTATGCTCTGTGTAGTTGAGCATTTCTAAGTTTCTGATCTAATACCTGATCTAATTCAAGTAATACCTCAATATCTTTTGCAGCATATTCAATCTGAGCCTTGGATAGTATGTTTGCTCCCCAATCAGACTTCTGCTGTTCTTTGGATACGTCTAAATTAAGCTGTCTTTTAGCTAGTGCATCAAGACCGTGCTTAGTTTGAGGAATACCGTTAGTAAGTAATCTGCTGGCTAACATACTGCAACGAACAAATCCTTGTGGGTGTATGTCATGCTCTTGCAACCAGCCAAGATCAAACACTGCGTTATGTGCCAGCCAGTATCTATCGGTCATAGTAAAGAACTCTTCTAAGTAGTTCCAATCACTACGATCAAGTTCAAAGCAGTCAATAACTACTATGGTTCGTGATGAAGCACAGCCCAACTGAATAAGTCGAAGTTTGCCTTCTTCTGGCTGTAGCTGTAATGTTTCTGTATCAAATGCAATACTGTGTGCAGTACGCAATCTTTTTAATTCTGATATTCCGTAATAGACAGAATACTCTTGTTTAGTAATTGTTGAGGTCATGGGAGAACCTTAGATAAGTGTTTTATTACTGTAGCACAGTAGTTTACTTTGTCCAGTTACTTAGCTTCTTATGTAAAGATAATATGCTGAGTTGTGTGGATATAGAAACATCTAAACCAAAACTAACTGCTTGTAATACCTGGCTATGAAAATGCTCCTTATCGTAGTAATCAACCTGATTTACTTTAAGGACTTTACTCCGTAGTCTGTCTGAATACTCTGTGTAACGCACAGTAGCTAGTGGACTATCTTCTGTAGGGTGCTTTTCCTGGTAAATAGTTACGTTGATGTTTCTGTTGTGCAATGGTTATGTCTCCCAAAATTTTTGATTATCCTCTATATACCTAGAGGACTCTGTGTTTAAACCTTCTTCCGTTCCAGTGGAAGAGATTTCATTAACAATAGGTTTTGTATTAACTGTTTCGTTGTATAAACCTACCTCTTCTTCAGAGGTTTTTACAAAATTAGGGTTTATACCATTCTCGTTGTTATTCAAATCCGTTCCAGTATCTACATTATTAGGTTGATTCACTTCATTTCGGGGTACATCACGCACGAGAGAAGAAAATGATCTTGGTAATTCTTTACCTACAGCTTTATAAAATTTAGTAGGTCTACCACCTTTACTGCCCTTACCTGGAGCGTCTGCTCCCCACTCTTCAATCAACTTTTGATCTTCTAATTTCTTCAAGCTGTATTGTATAGCACGTTTCCTATGCACTCCACCAACTGTATCGTGATTCACTAAATCTTTTACGCACCAAGGTTTTAACTCTCTACGCATAAGGCGAAGTATATCCAAAGTATGTTTGTTTGGAGTGTCCAGCCTAACTTCGTCTGTAGTTTCAGGAGCAGGACTAATAGAGTATGTGTAATCAGGAAGTAGAGTAAATATCATGCGTAGTCCTTCTCTATCTTCTCTAGATTTTTCAACAGTAACTAATCTACTGTTAGCTGTAAGACCCATCTCAGCAGCATCATTCATAGATAGTTTACGCATATTCCAGGTTTCATCAACAGCATTTTTAATTGCAGTGGTTCCTCTGAATTTACCTTCTTTAGTATTGTGGTGAATAATAATTATTGAACAAGCAGGAAAATCTTGTCCATTACGTCTAACTAACTTTTTAATAGGCAGAGCATACTCTCTTCTATTTTCTTCGTATGGGTTACTATCATTGCACCCATCAAGACTATCAATAATAACTAAATCATAAGCATACTTTTTCTGCATCTTTTTAAATCTGCTATACCACTGCATATCCCATTCAGTAACCACTTTCACATTCTTATCACAACCGATAAGTTTCATCTGTCTACGCAGTATCCTCTCGTTCTGATCTCCGTTCAACCAAAGAACTTTGCCTGTTGGTACGTTAACCAATCCACCATAAACATTAAATGGTTTGCCGTGTCCAATATGCTTACCTATTGTTTGGCACATAGCTGTTTTACCTGTACCACCATCTGCATGAACTAAAAGAGTCCAAGGTTTAGGAAGTAAACCAGGAATCAAATAGTCAAAAGGAGTATCGTCTAATTCGTCAGGACTTAGTGGCTTCTGCCCTTTAGTCCTATTGAACATCTCGTGAGTATCAATTAATCTCTCTATCTCAGCAGCATTACCACGCTTGGCCTCTATAGCTAATTTATGGACCGCCTGGTTATGTAACGCAGGGTTTTCATTTTTAGGATCATTGTCAATGTCAAGATACTTCTGTATGAGATCCTCTCCGTCTAATATCTCCTCCTTATATCTAAGAGGTATAGCTTGAACTTCATCAATCAGTTTGTCTAAGCCAGTTTCTTTAAATCTCTTCCTATCTGGATCTGCTTCATCTGCAAGTTTTATCAAATGAGACATATTGTACTGTGCCCCATTATTTCTCCAAGTTGCATACCATCTAGCAGCACATGGGTCTGAATCACTATCCCAACAATGTTCATAATCAGGATCACGCTTACTCCACTCTCTCCATAAATTAAGACCCTCTTCACCTGGCAATTCATTGTTAATCATTGCCCCTATCTCCCACCAATATCGCTCACTATTTGGTCCTGTATATTTAATGACACTTAAACAGCCACTTACGATAGCTATTCTCTCTTCCCTCGTTCGCTTACTCCATCTGTTATCAACATATTTAATATCAACGTCTTGGTGCTTTATCTGATACTGCTCTTTCATACGAGACAGTAGCCATTCAGGTGCTTCTGGTACGTTAAACAGATCTCCTTCTAATTTATATTTACCTTTACCTATTTCTTCTTTGTAATATTCTCCAGCTACAACACCCTGTCCACCCCACAATACTTCCCAACCTTCGTGTCCAGCAGCAGTATGGCTTATAGAGTCTACCTCAGACCATAAATCCTGCGGAACTTTAAATAAAAACTTTGCAGCGTTCTTTTTTAGTGAAGTAATCTTTGGAGCGTTTTTGAGATCCTTACCCCATTTCTTTTCAATAGCACCTAAATTTTTATCAACGTCAAACATTACAAGACCGTCTGATCTAGCACCAGTAAATACTCCGATTGCCTTATATATATCTGGTTGTTTTTCAATCATCAACGCAGAATCATTTACATTTAGTTTTAAATGCCACGCTTTTCCGTATGGCACTTTTCCATCAGAATATGTATCTGGCCTTGTTTTATCTCGTTTTGGTAACAGAACACCCTCTGCATATACTGGACAAGTTAGCCATGTTAATGGCATTTCTGGAATGAAATTTATGTCACTCATGTGTTACAATACCTCTTGTAGCCTATATGTTGAAACCCTGAAGGAACCTCACCCTTTAGGGTTTTCTTATTATATAACATTGACATTCATTTGTCTATGTACTACAATAATAATGCAACCTAGGCTTTCATAGCCAACACGCATTATGCCTTTCATTTCAACAGTAGCCAGAGAAGATGCTGCCTCAACAAGTAGCACAAAAGACGGCTATTTAAATCCAAACAAAATCAAAAGCGGAGAAAAAGTCCGTTTTGCATTGTTAGCTGACGAGCCTTTCATGTTCTATGAATTATGGGGCCACGAAGCAGCAGATCCCCAAAAGCGTAAGCCATTTAGATTTACAGAAGATCCTACCCCAGAGGATATTGAAGCAAAGCTAGGTGACTCTCATGTAAGGTCACTTTCCAGAGATGGTAAAGGACACGAACCATGTAAGATAGCACACGCTGTTCCTGTATATAACTATGAACTTGAAAAGGTGCAAATCCTTTCATGGACACAGAAAACAATAACTCAGGACTTTGACGGAATTAGCCAGCTAGAGGACTATGCTGACTCAATGACAGAAGTAGATTTCTTTTTATCTAGAAAAGGCGAGGGCACTGATACAAAGTACAGTGTGCAAGCTGCTCCAAGAAAGAAGGGAATGACACTAACCATTGCGGAAGAATGGGAATCAGTTAATGAAGTAGGTTTCGACCTAAATGAATTAATTAAAGGCGGAGATCCTTTTAAACCAGGAGAATAATCGCCATTCATAGGAGGTCTTATGGCCTCCTTTCTATCCTCATTCTTATTTAACTATTTTCATGGAAAACTATCTAAATGAAGATATACTTACGAACGTAGAAGTTTCGGTTGAAGTTGTAACACCAGATATGGCTGCTGAGTATATCTCTAGAAATTTTGAGCACAACCGTAAAATATCTGAACCTAAGGTAAAAGATTTAACTACCGAAATGATAAACGGTAGATTTTATCTAGGAGACAGTGCGCTTTGTTTTAATGAACAAGGTGACTTGATAAACGGTCAACACAGATTAAATGCCCTCATTAACTGCGATGAACCTCAGGTATTTATAATCGCTCGTAATATGCCAGACGACAGCTTAAAGATTATGGACATAGGATCCAAAAGAGATGCTGCGGATCGTATAACACTATCGGGTGTATTGATAAGTAGGCGAGAACAAGCAGTCATAAAGCACTGTATGACTCCCTTCAATAGTGGAATTATGGGTGTGCAAAAGTTTGTCCATAATAGGCACGATAAGGAAGTCGCTGATTATTTTACTAAAAACAAATACTTCTTTGACTGTTGCAGAAATCACCACATATTGAGCACAGGTCAAAAATACAAGACATTCATAGTATGTGCTGCGCTTAAAATCTTTTTACAGATGAAAAAAGACAAAGTAGAGTATCCACACGGTATGTCTCCGATAGATAGAGCATTTCATTTTATGTACGTTACTAATAATCAAGTAGCCGTAGAATATCCTATAAACCAAGAGTATGACAGAAGTGCGCTAGTACTTAAGCAGAGTATGGAGCGTTTCAAAGACGAAACAAATGGAGGACACTGGAATACACCTGATTGTTATAGAAAAACTACTAACCTCGCATACAATTTTATGCAGGGTTCTGCTTTATCCAGGGCATCAGCAGTCAAACACGACAAGTTTGATGACTTCGATACTCTAGTTAGGTACTATTGCACTTCTAGCTAAATAAGGTATATTAATAATGGGAACGTGTATTTATTATCCATTCATGGGAACGCTAGACAAACAAAACGCACTAGCTTCCCTACGAAAATGGACCTTAATTCAAGATAATAGTGGACCGTACAGAGTCTACCGAGATGCAGAGAACAACGTATATCACTCAGTTACACATATTTTAAAAGAAACCGCACCACAACACACAAAAGATGCTTTGGAAAATTGGCTTCGGAAGTCCGATTCTGCTTTGGAGCGTGATATTGCTTGCGAAAGAGGCAAGCTCGCACACAGTCACGCAGAGTTTATTCTCAAACTTGCAGCAAAATTTGCACGACAAAGCGCAAACAAAAGAAACATTTGGCGCACTGGATCAGACGGACTGGAACGCTGTCCGAAAAAAGTCACAAAATGGGGCCTTGAAAAAGCAGCCGAGTCCGCACCGCGTGTTAGCTGGAGTGCGTCAGGCTACGCAAGAGGTCTACGATCATTCATACTGGATCGGGTAACGGCCATTCATGCAGTAGAATTTTCGGTCTATAAGCAGGGCCTTGGATTCGCTGGCACAGCAGATGCTCTGCTCGACATAGACGGAGATGGCCCATTCATAGTGGATTGGAAGACATCAAAAGAAGTTCGCTCAGACGATATGATCGAACAATTCTGCCATCAACTTGGAGCGTACAGTATAGGGCTCGAAAATCTTACAGGAATAAAACCAAAATATGGAGCAGTCGTAGTGGCTCGTAGGAGTGGTAAGCCACAAATAAAGCTCCTCAATTCTCTCGAATTAGAAGGAGCAAAAAGTTTATTTATTCAAAGAGTGGAACGTTACAACAAACAGCTTAAAGAATTAGCTGTTGTCTAGTTCATACCATCTTGCGTAAACTAATAAAGCAGCATCATGGTGTTGCATATTTGGAAATTCTTCCATAACTTCCTTATAAAGTCGATCATAAGTATCATCATAACCTGGATCGTTAGTCATTTTAGAGTTCCTCGATAATATCTGTAACTTCTTCAATACCTTGTTGAAGCTCAGAATCATATAGTCCATTCTGAAGCATCACATCTTTATATTCTTCAAAAACATTAAGAATAATAGACTTATGCTTATGGGATAGTTTTGAATTATCAGTCATAATTAAAACTTGTCAAAAACATAAGTACAGTAGTCTCCTGCTAATAAAGAAGAATACCAAGATGGCGCAAGTTCGAAATTAACGTCATCTAAAACATCAATACAAGTGTGATCGGATAGATTCGCAGTATCCAATACATCTTGGATTGTTTCTTTTTCTCCATCTTCCAGGGAGTCCTCTACACCATTAGCCAAATATGAGGCCCAGTAGATAGGCAGTCTAATTCTCTCTAAATCAGGATTACTCTCCATAGGAAAGTTATCTTCATCTTCAGTGTCCTCTGTGTCTGGACCGAATCCTAACCAGTTAATTTCATCTTCTTCTCTCTGGAGGTCCAGTGAATGTTGATGGTTTTGCATAAATGAATCAGTCATCTGTATCGTTCCTGTAAAATTTATAAGTTGCTGAATCATCATCAGCAGCTAATCTTACCCAATTATTAGGGCATTGATCTAACCAGTCGTGAAATTCTGGCTCCATTAAACCTGGATTGTTACTCATAGTTTTTAACCTTTTCTAAAACGTGTACTAAGTTGTGACCATTTTTCAATGGTACGAATGTATAATTCGTGATCGTTTTTAACGTGCAGTGCGTTCTGTGCTATATCCCAAACAGCATCTAAAGCAACTTTCTGCTTATCTACTGCGACTGGATTGCCTGACTTTTCCTGCTCCCAAATATAAATACGTTCAGCATCAGCATAATACCGATACGCAGTAGACTCTGGGATTAAGTGATCTACAGTAAGAATGTCAACTATCTCTTTTCGAGATAGCTTATCTTCTGTGTTCTTATCTTCATTGGAACGTAGTAGCTCCTGTACGAAGTCAATAGCTTTCTTTTTATCCATATTTGTTGAAGTCAATTTTTGTTAAAACGTATAAAAGTTCACTAAGCAACCATCTAATTTTTTGCTGCTTAGTAAACTGGTTCGTATCGTACATTCTGCGCATAATCACCAACTTGAAGTATAAATAAAATCATCAAACTTATTATTTCGAGTAGGTAACTGAACCACGTTCCCATATTTATGGAACCGCCTAAAATTATCATCTTGTATTGCATCATTCTGATAAGACAGAATAGCCTCTATGCGTGACTTCGTATATTTAAGTTTATCGAAGTACCATTCTGAGTAGTCTTGATCGCCAAAGAAGAAACCTTCTACGTTAGGCAAATAAGTAGCAGCTATATCTGGTCTATCGAGGGCACTGCGAACAACATTACCTAACCTGGATAGTTCCTCAGAAGTCACAGAGTACTCTCCCTTATCATCTTTTCCGTACTGTACGTTCTGTACGAACCAGTTATGTATAGCACTTGCCTTACACCAATAAGCTAGTGGATACGTTACGGTATAACTGGCCCAAGGCGTAGTATCTACTGGATAATCTTTAAAGTGACTTTCTTCAATTATTGTCTGAAACTCCATAGTTTGTTCCAGTGGTTCATCATCAACTTGTGAATGATAAACTTGAAAAGTTTTTGTACCATAAAGGTAGGAATCAAGGCCCATAATTAATTGTGGATTAGTGAACATACTTATTATAGTAGCACAATAGACTTTCTGCAAATAAAAATTCTCAGTTATTAATTCTCAGTGATAATTCTGAGAAAAATAAAAAATTAAATGTTATTGGACCGCACTGCCTACTGCGCGAAAAAGTCAAAAATCGCCATTCATAGTATAGCCTCCCTGAAATTTTTTGTAGAGTTTTCTAGTCCTGGCGCAGCATCTCAGCCGTAAAAAAATTGATAAAAAATATTTTTCTGTAAAATTTAAATTACAAAAAGATGATAAAATTGCCAAAAAAGTTTTCCACAGGAGATACTACGTTTTACACAGGGAGGACACTATGAGTATTTATACTTATAAAGTCAACATACAAATATAAACATATAAACACAGGATTGACTATTAATAGAATATTAAAGTAGAATACAGAGGATACTATAAATAGTATCTATTCAAATTCACCCAGGATTTAATCTAATGGAAAACAACCAACAAAACTTTATTAATCAACTTAATGCAAGTTGGAACGCAGAACCCCAAACAAATAAAAATGAGGTATCCACTGCGCAAGGTTATCAAAACAACCAAAACAGCGAGACAACATATAAAGGAGCTCGTCTTATTTTTCCTAATACATCAATAGATCAAATATGGAAAGACAACGGACTAGACTTCAAAGCAAAACCAACTAAACTTTTTTATGAAGATCATAATAAAGTGCTTCAGGAGATAACCGAGTACCAAGGGATTATTAACAACAGTACGGGACAACTGCTAAATATTCCTAAAAATGATTATACAATTTTACAACTAGATAAAATTAAAAATGTTATTGAGTCATGCAGGGATTCACTAGCGATTGAAAGTATCATGAATATTGATAGTAAACGTTTTGTTATTAATACATATATAAAGGAATGTATCGGAGACGTTAGAAAAGACGACCCAATAAAAAGAAGATGCACGTTTATAACATCAATGGATTCTAGTGTAGGGTTTACGCTTGCTTTATTAGATTTCAGAATGTTTTGTTTTAACCAAATGGCGCAGGTTAAAAGTAGTGAAAATTTATCTTTTAAACATACAAAGAGCATTACTGCATTAGTGGAACGACTACCACGGGTTATAGATTTTAATAAACATACATTTAAGCAAAGTATTGAAGAATATAAATATATGGTAAGAAAAGAAATTAAAGAAGAACAAGCGCACGAGATATTGAAAGACTTATTTAAAAACGAATGGCAAAATAAAAAAGTATGCACACACCGAGTATTAAAAACTACAAGGGAAAAAACTGTTAATGATTTAGTCCAATATAAACCAATAATGGATAACTTCAGAAAAGAAAATGATTTACACAAATCAAGTAATGCATATAATTTACACAATGCTGTAACAAGTTATCTATGTCACGAGCAAGGAGCCAGCAATATAAAAGACGAAAGCGAAAGAGCAAGAATAAGACTAGAGAATTGTTTATATAAATCCTCGAAAAATATTATAAATAGAAGTAAGGAGTTATTACTAACAGCATAAGCACAAGTAAATTAAATTAGTCCTGGAGTTTTAAATTCTAGGACTTTTTTTATTGCTTATTTATTATTGTACTATTGTATTAATCTAAAAAACTGGTATTATTAAATAGTAAACCATCAATTATTTACAACTATGGCCACCCGATCAATTATTGGAATCCTACACGACAACAACACAATAGAAAGTATTTACTGTCACTACGACGGAATGCCCAGCAACACGGGATACTTTTTATTAACTTACTACAATACAAAACAAAAAGTATTAGATTTAATTAGTAAGGGAGATTTATCAAGTCTTGCATGCAGTCATAATTGGAACGACGAACAACACCCAACAATAAATAATAAAATCCAATTAACGCCAAAACCCTACAGTAAAAGAAAAAACCAACCCGAACCAAGTACCCGACCAATAATACACGATATACAATGCAACTTTTTTAATGATTTAATGGGAGAAGAATATAAGTACTTGTATATTCCCGAAGATCGAAAAGATGCTTTATTCACTGGCTGGAAATGCTGGAACGTACAAGAAAAAGAAAACCGATACTTAGTAAATATTCCAAAAACTAACCCGAACTACTGCACAAGTAAATTTGCTTATAGTTATTCTTATTAATTCAGGAGTTAAAAAACAATGTCACTATCAAGACCACACGAAAACGAAAAAAAGTTTTTTATTCAAAAATTTAAACATCTTGCTAATTGGTACCCACATTTAACACTTGATGAAACGGTAAAGCTATCACTGTCACAACTAGACCAGGAAAAAATTAATTATCCTAATTATTCAAGTTTAAAAGTATGGCAACACCCAATACAAAAAGAAAACGTAAATTATATTTAATTACTGTTTTCTCATTCCCACGTCATACCACCGCCACAAATGAACAAACCCATTAAAAGAAGATACAGCCAAAGCGCAGCAACTACCGCCAATCGTAAATTTTACAGAATGGCTACGGTATTTTTTATACTGTCATTTATTTTTGCAATGCACAGTACAAACTACAGCGACTTTATGGCACAGTGCACACAGCGCAACAGCGCGAAATACTGCGAACAAATTTATAGAAATTAATTTTTTTTTATTGCAGTATCCACCACGGCCCGAAAAATAAACGGGCCCTTTTTATTGCACGCCCGCGCAGTATCCACGGCACGCAGAGGACACGGAGCCGCGCGTTATTCTTCACACACAGAGGACACGGGGACAAATTGCAAAATTTTTTATAAATTTTTATATACCCCTGAACCTACTGATAAATCCAGAACTAATACTACTTTTTCTTCTCTACGCTAATAGATAGTTGTGGAGTGTTAAGGTTTATAGTCTCTTCGCTTTCACCTAGTACTTTACCTAGTGAATCTAATACCTGGGCAGCAGTTTGAAGCTGACCTCTCTTCACAGCCTGGTTGAAAAGTCTCATTCTCATACCCTGCAATCGTGCAATCATCTTCTCTCTATCTTTCTGCCAATCTTCATCGTTCCATTCTTTTACCTGTCTCCAATCTTTCCAAGCTGTATCAACTCCAATATTCTCCTTGGAAGCGTGATCCAATACCAACTGTCGTGTAGTCATGCCCTCAAGCTGACGTTTGTATAATCTATGCCTTCTAGCTTCAATAACTGAATCTGGATTTCTCTTTCCACAGACCTTTCCACCCATCGGTGCATTAGGACTGTCTACATCTGGTCGATAGTATGCTTGAGCCACGGACTAAATAAATACTAATACTTGAATAATAACCCTAAAAACAGCATTTAGTCGAATAAAACACGGAAATTTGTCGATATTTAAGCTATTCTTTACTACATGAGCGCAAATACAGCCGAAAAATTATCACTCAGATGGGCACAGGGGGAGGTGTTCAATGCAAAAAACAGATTTAGGGTACTGGTAGCTGGCAGAAGATTCGGAAAATCATATTTATCCTGCATAGAACTACTAAAAGCAGCAATAGACCGCCCTGGCGAAACCTATTTCTACTGTGCTCCCACCTACCGCATGGCAAAAGACATCGCATGGAAAGAAATCAAAAAACTTATTCCAAGAGAGTGGATACAATCCAAAAACGAAACCGATTTAAAGATAGAACTAATCAATGGATCGCTAATCGAACTCAAGGGAACTGAAAATGCAACAACCCTGCGTGGCCGAAGCCTAGCTGGAGTAGTACTTGACGAAGCAGCCTTCATGGATTCCGATGTCTGGTTCCAAGTTATTCGACCAGCCCTCGCAGATAAACAAGGTTGGGCACTTTTTATCTCCACACCAGACGGCACAGCCTCATGGTTCTACGATTTATGGTGCTACGTTCCAGAAGATGTATCGGGAGATTGGAAACGCTGGAGCTTCACTACAATAGACGGGGGTAATGTTCCAGAAGAAGAAGTCCAGGCAGCCAAGGCCCAACTGGACAGCAGAACATTTAAACAGGAATTTGAAGCGAGCTTTGAGAATCTCACTGGTCTTGTTGCAGTCTCATTTTCAGATTCCAACATTTCTACCGAAGCAGAGGACATATCCATCGCCCCACTCTTACTAGGGGTCGATTTTAACGTAGATCCACTTTGCGGAATCTGCGCAGTACGTTACCGAGACATACTTTACGTCTTTGACGAGATAATTTTGACGGGTGGTGCAACAACCTGGGATTTTGCCGAAGAAGTTACAAATCGTTACGGAGTCGAAAGACGTATAGTTGCTTGCCCCGACCCTACAGGTGCAGCCCGAAAAACATCAGGAGTGGGTTCCACGGACCACACAATTTTGCGCAGAAGCGGATTCACAGTATCTTCTCCGCGTTCTCCCTGGAAAGTTCGCGATAAAGTAACCGCAATAAACACTGCACTATATGATGCAGCAGGAGAAAGAAGAACTTTAATCCACCCACGTTGCAAAGAACTTATAAAATCGCTCCGCACCCTCACTTACGCTCCAAACACAGGTATGCCAAACAAAAACCTTGGGGTTGACCACGCATTTGACGCTTTCGGATACCTATGTCTCCAGCAATTT